TCGGTACCTTTACCACCTTCACGGCGTGGTAACCAAAAATCTTCCATCATCGATAAAAATTTACGGTCATCACGAACTTCACCTGTGTTTGCATCATAAACAAGTTTGTTCTTGTACTTGACCATAATATCACGAAGGTATTGTTCTGCCTTTAACTTAGGAAGATTACCTACATCGATGTAGAATATACGGCGTTCTGGTGCTCTAGAAATACGGTAGATAACAGTTGCATCTTCAATCATACGCAACTGATTTAATGGTTTGATTGCTTTGTGTAGATAAGAAAGAACGATTGCTCTACGTGAATCCATTAAACCAGATAGTACATTTACAATAGAGTCTGTTGTGATTCTAACACCAACAGGACCAAAATTGGATGATGTTCCTGTTGTTACTTTGTCATTGTAGATGTAGTATTCATTTACCACTTTTTGTATTTCTACATTGGTATTTGGATCTTTTACTTTTTTAATCTCACGAACTTTTCTAAGTTTGCGTGGATCAACATAACGTAGTTCTTTAATACCTTGCATTGGATTTTCACGGTCAATAATCATATGATAGAATAAACGACCGTCAACATAAAATCTACGGAATATATCTTGTGACATATTCTTATAGTTTAACAATCTCAATATAGTTTTAAATTCTTCTTTGATAGAATTTTTAATTTTATCTGGTTGTTTTAAGCCATCTAAAACTATATCAATTGTTTTTCCATTATCATCTTGGCAAATTGCTTCACCAACAATATCATCAATGGCAGATTCAATTTCTGGTTGCATTGCCATTTCACGATATCGTGTAATAAGTTCTACATCATTTTTTGCTGTGCCATCTAGATCAACATATGTTCCATAATAAGCGGCAGAAGTAATAGTAAGTGCGCCGTCATCGTTTGATGGAGGCGTGAAAGATTGTTGCACTTCCTCATCTTGTTCAGATTTGTTTCGTGCAATGCTAAAACCAAAGAGTGAAAATTTATTTGCCATATTGTTTTATATCCAAATCAAAAAATGCATAATAGAAGGGGCCGAAGCCCCTTCTGTAGTATAATAAAATTAAGTTGTAGTATCTGATTCCCACCATTGATATGCAAAGGTTACCGCATATTCTTCAATGGTATCATTTGAACCCCAATCTAAATCAATTGGTGCCAAATCTAATGGGTACATACCAACAAATTTATATGTTTTCAATATTTCACCAGTCTTTGCAAACTGTTTAACAATCGCATCTACTGTGTATCCGCTAGGACCTCTTGCAGCTGGATTGCGAAGGTTTGTTCCGTGACTGTTGATTGCGTTCATCCATGCTTCCATACTATTGCGAATTGTAAAGTCCTCATCGTTAAGAATCTGAACTGACCAATCAGCAAATGTACGGTTGCCTGCAAATTTAATTTCACGACCAAAGTAATAAAGTGGCACTTGACCAATTGTAGAACCTGGCAACTGAGCTGTTTTGCACATAAAAACTGATTTCTGTGAAGCTGCAATTGCATTATCTACGAGAGTTGGAATTGTGAGAGTTACTTCAAATAAATTTGGGCGTGCGCCGTCACTTATCATATTAGATCTAAATTCTGCTACATTGAATGCCATTCTTTTCTCCTATATCGTTGAATTATTTATTAGAATCTACCAACGACTTCACTAAAATCAACACCAGTTCTAACAGCAACGAAGTTCAACTGGATAAAGTTGATTGAACGAGCAGGCTTAATGTAAATATCACCAACAAAACGGTTAGAATCAATAACTTCAGCTGTGTTATTAGTATTATCACAAACAACACGGAAGTCATAGATACCACGGCGACCTTGAACATCACGCAAGAATGGTGTAACTAAAGCTACAAATTGAGCACGGGTAAATTCATCGTTAAATTCAAACAATGAATATCTTGCTGCACGAGCAATTGTTTTTTCAAGAACAATAAACAAACGGCGAACGTTAATTCTATCAAAGGCCGATGGTTTATCTTGTAAAGTTTTGTCACCAAATAAAACAATGCCTGAACCAGCAATAGAAACGACTGGATTAATACCTTTAGAATACAAAGTATCTCTTTCAGATTTATTTGGATTCCATGCCAGTTTGACAACATTTTTAACAAAACCACGGTTTAAACCAGCTGGTGAATACCATGGATCACGAATGTTATCTGTGTATACGCAAAGTCCAGCAACGTCACCGTTTAGTGGTACCCAACGGTATACATTGTTATACTTGTCGAATGTATATTTCCAACCACAGTCTGAAACAACATATGAAGATGTACGGTTTAAGTTTCCATACCATGTGATAATATCGTCTGCTTCATCTCCAATATTGTTAACAACAGAAGCTGATGGTGGAGAAATAAATGCTACACAATCTTTTCTTGCATTTGCAATATTATCAATTACATATTGCTGTACTGTTGTTGATGCATTTCCTGTAACAACAAGAGAAATGTCAGTTTCTTCAGCATTTCCAAATAAATCCCAAGCTGTTTCAATGTTTGCATCGGTTGGAGTTGCATCGGCACCTTTTGTCAAACGGTAAGTTTGAGCACCGTTGACTGTTCTAAATGTTGTACCACTCATAGTTTGACCCCATGTAGCTACAGTATTTGCGTAGTCTACTGGATCAGCAGCATAAATGTATCTCGAACTTCTGTAGAGAACATTTTTGTAGTAATTTGAATTGCCTAATGCATCAACGGCATCACTTGCTTTTGATAGATATGGCCATACTTCAAGAACTGTATTTTTTGTACCAGTAATTAAACCACCTGCGTCAGTAACAATGATGTGCATTTCATCATTTGTTGCACCTGCAGCGGTAGCTTGTACGGATGTACCTGGTGCACCAGTAAAATATGTTGAAACGCCTATACTGTTTACTGTCCAAGTACTAAAAGTACCACCAGCATCCAATAAAGAAATAGTAATTGAGTTACCTAATGCACCAGGATATTTGGCAACAAAAGGACCAATTGCATTTGCATTATTTTGATTTAGATAAGATGCATCAAAAGCTTGTTCGTTTTTAATTTGTGTGGATGAACCACCTGCATTTGATATACCATTGTAACAAGCATCACCTACTGCACGGACAGTTTTAAGATTATTACCGTATGCTAAAAAGCTTGCAGCAGTAAAGAAAGAAATTGCAGTATTTGTGTCTGGTTTTCCAAAATTAGATGCTAAAGCAATTTCACTATCAATATTTTTTATAGATTCTGCTGGACCCCATGTGAAGTTACCAACAAAGGCACCGGATGTAGACAGTATTGAAGGTATTACTGTGGTTAAGTCAACTTCAGATACATTTACGCCTGGAGAGATTTGAAATGCCATTTTGTTATCTCCTTGATTATTATGTTATTTGGCAATTAGATACCATAATGATATTTATGATGGTTCATATTTAGAGATTCCTCATGGCATCTTTAATGAATTTAGAATAAGTTTCAGATCCGTCTGCCAATTCCCATAAATCTCCGTCCATAACTTCAAATGAGTGTTGTAAACCATTGTCAATAATAGGTTCTGGCACCAATTCTTCATCAATCTGGTTCATGTTTTCTAATTGTATTTGTTTACGAATGTCATGATTTACAATTTCTTTGAAGTATTTCTGTGTTGCAGCCCAACCAAAAAGAACAAGTGTCATAGCTAAGTCATCGTTTGCACCATCTTCTGCCGCAAAAGAAGTCTTATTGGCTACAAATGTTGTTAATTGTGAGATGGTGTCAAAATCTGGTATGGTTAATTTGTCACCTTCAATCAAAGTCTTTAAGTTGGAACAACCAATTCTTTTGACTGCCGGTGACATTTTGACACCCATCTGTACTCCACGACCAAAACCAGCAGACAATTGTTGAGGTTTTTTATTACCTGTAAATACTTTCCAAAGGTTTTCATACTCAAGGTCTTGGTGAATTATATCTGCAACTTGAGGATTATTATTAATCTCGACTAGAATATACGCATCGTTGTATAATTTGGCTGCGTTTACAATTACTGTTGGAAAAAGTATAGGTGAAATAGATGAACTGTTGTAGGTTGCTACCTGTCTATAAGGTGTGGTTGAAATATCAAATACAGAAAACGATTGACAGTCCAAATTTCGACCCTCTGATACATCTACAGTAATTGCATAAAGATGATCTTTCTTATCTTCATCATTGCCTTTGAATGGATACTCATAGATTTTTAACATATCATGAGTAGAGATAGGTGGACTCCATGCCATTGTTTGCAGTTTTATACCAGAAATAAGTGTATTGGTCGAACCTAAAAACTCAGTTTCAAACTCTTGTCTGAACTGTCTTTCAGATGTATTCTTGATTGTTTCTTCTTTCCAATCTTCATCACGACCTGGTACCATTGACCAATGAACTTCAAATGGCACATAATTATTATTTTTATTAATTGCATCTGTCCAAATTTTATAAAACAGATTCATACCGTTTGGTGTAGAAACAATAATAATCTTTGTTTTTGTACCAGCAGTAATAACTGGATAAACTGAGGTAAAGAATTCTGTTGCAATGTTTCCTGGAACGAAAGCAAACTCATCAAGAAAAACGATGTTAAACGAACCAGAACGAGCCGCAGATGAAGATGTTGACGATGCAACAATTACAGAACCATTTTCAAGTTCTACACGACCTTTGTTCCATTCGACCACACCTTGTTGTAACCATAGTGGAAGATTCTCATAGGCCAATTGTAACTTACCAAGAATACCACGAGCAGTTTCACCACGGTTGGCAAGAACTGCAATACTCTGTGAATCTTTAAATATGAGTGCCCAAAGAAGATAGGCAACTGTGGTTGTTGTTTTACCAACCTGACGAGGACATTTCATAATAACAAAACGATTATCATGGAAAGTTTTAATCATGTCCCGTTGAAAGTCATACATATCAAAAGGTGTGACACCATGATCTAGTGTAATAATCTTTATGTACTTGGCAAAGTAAATAGGATCTTCAGCACACCTGATATATTCATCAAGTTGCTCTTGAGTGTAATTGATCTGTACGCCAACCCTTTTTAATAACGGGTTGTCACGGTATGTATTTTTAGTTTGCTTTGCCATTCTTCAGGAGTTTTCCTAATTCGGCAGTAGAACCAACAAATATGGCTTTGTCGATATTGGTGTTATTAGTTTCTTTCTTAACACCTTCCATGTCACGAATTTCTTTTTGTATTTTAAGAAGTCTATCATTTGCTTCTGTCATATTCTTTAACAGAGTTGCATAAACTTCAAAGGCTCTTGGATGTTGACCTGCTTTTGCAATGTTAAGTATTTCTTCCATTGCATCTTTGCCTTGATCTATAATGCCTTGTAGATTTTCTTTTGATTGTTGGTAAGCATCAGTCAAATCTTGTTTTAAATCTGGATCATTATAATGTTGTTGCAACACCACAGGTGCCTTTTTTTCTTCTGGCACCGTTGGTGTTACATCAAATATTTCTTCCATTTTTTTATCAAATTCACTCATATTATATAATCCATTTTAAGTCAATCTTACTTTGACTGTACCATCTGTAAAGTAATATAAACCACCAACTGATATAGAATTGTTGGCTGCATCAGAATCATTCAAGTAAGGACCACTTACTGTTACAGTAAAAGAATTGGCCGCATTAAAAGCTGCGTTTGCATGAATAAACGATGTATTGCCTATATCTCTGGCAGTTGAATCCACAAGAGGTATTGTGTTTGCATAATTAAATGCAGCTTGTGCTAATGCAGATACCGTATTGATTGAATTGCTTACATTTGCAATAGTTTCTTTGGTGTTTGCAAAAGCAAGAATGGTATTACCAAATTGTGGATCTAATCGAATTGCATCTGCAAGTTCTTTTAATGTATCTAATGCACCTGGTGCACCACCAATTAAAATGGAAGTTGCATTAGATATGGCGGTGTTTACATACAATTCTGTTGCAAGTCTAGAACCACCAGCAGTTACACCATCATGTACAGATAGTGTTTTTCTAGTAAGGTCTACAATAATTTCACCATTTGCACCAACTATAGTGTTGGTGTTTGAACTGTGATATCTTCTAAATTGTAAGGTTTTTGACATTTTAATACCTTTGTTGTAAATCTAGATTTGTATTTTTTAAAGATAAATCATCTTGTAATTCTTCTGTACCAAATTGTACGTGCATATCTCCAACCGGTTCAATCTCATCTCTTTCATTAATTCTAATGTCATAAACAAAATCATTATTTCCGTTGGCAGTTAAAGGATTAGGTTTAATATCTATTCTAGCAAATTTTGTTGGCATAATTTCATAAGAAGTGAAATTATATTTAGCGTTTGATTCTGCACCATTAATTATTTTATCTGATACAAAATTGCCTTGTATATTTTTTAATTTTAATCTATTAGGTTCCCAACTTTCTACAATACCACTAGCTGTTGCAGATTGTGATGAATAACCTTGATATACCAATTCACCCAATTTATAATTTCCTATTCCTGATGCCGCCATATTCATTTGAATAATATCTGTAGATTGTATACCATTTAATATATTAGTAATTGAGTGTTTAATCAAACCACCAGTATCAGAAATCTTACCAAATATAAATCCTTTAACCGTAAAATTTAATGTCCATATAATCATTCTGGTTTCAGAATTTTTATCACCTTCATATACTATTTCATGTGATGCATTATTTAATATAACAGGCACTTCTTTTACAATACCCATTTCTGGAATTAAATTTAATTTAATTGTATAATCTGGTGTAAAATATGGAAGTATATGTTCTATAATTTGAGTACCGTCTTCCATATTACGGACATAAATGTATAGAGAAAAATCAAAATTATATGGTACTGGATTATATTGTGATATGACACCTTCAGCTGTTCGTGTAAACTGTTTTATATTTGTATTTTGTTTTCGTGATACATCATATGTTAAACCATTCATTTCAAATGACATACGAGGCAAAGCAATTTGTATTTTTTTCTGTAAATCAGGATCATCTTCTAATCTTCTAACATACAATTCTTTGGTTGCATA